TATGCCGATGTGGTATTTGAGAAAACGGTTCCTGCACAGATGGAGCTAGCAATATCAGCATTAAGGAAGTTAACGTGCTGTCCATTACCGGGGAAGACAGAGCTAACACTAATTCCTGAGATCTCAGCAGCAACACTAGTAGTCCTCATTTCTAGTCTGGTGCTTTCAGGACTAGGCTCCTCTGGCAATCCAGCCCTGGGGACGTAGGAACTTGTGGTAGTATCAAAAGGGAACCTAACGATACTTGTTCCTGCATTGATGTGGGTAGAGGGTACAATGACTCCATACAATCCCGTATCGTCTAAGGCGTGAGCGTTATCTTGGAAGGCTTCTGAGCCTGTACCAAAAGAGATAGCTTGGACATAGTAGTTGGACGTATCCAGTAGAGACGATGTAGCCAGATCTGCAATCCCAGAAAGGGAAGGGCTAACGGTCATCATGTCAGCAATAGTCTTACCAGCACCGTTTACGATTAGGTTGGTTTCCTTGGCAATGAGCTTGTCTCCCATCCATACTTCTACTTCACCTCTCATTAGTTATCGAACTCCAGTGATTCATATGTTTGGTTGTCTGTCCCATACTTGGAGAAGATAGTCCACTCAGGGAAGAGACGATAGTTAAGTCTACTACCTCCAGACTGCTCCATGATATCAGCCGTAATAGCTGCATCTCTTGAGGCTAGAGTAGTTGCATAGATTCCAGTACCTTGTCCCATTAGTGCATTATAGAACTTAAGTACCTGTCGTAGCTCCTCTTTCGTGAGATAAAGTTTATCTTCCGCAACAAATCTGCGTAGGGGTGTACCATTAGTCTCAATACCATGACCCGTACCAATAGCAGCCCAATCTCTCAGGGTACTATCTGTTAGCTGAACCTCGTCAATCAGGAGGTACTTGCTGCTGTTATCGTTGGGTACAAAGAAGACCTCAACGATGTAGTTTGTAGGAGTGAACTCCTGTAGGTGAACTAGATCCTTGTTCTTGTAATACTTTTCCGGTACAGGGATGATATCCAAGTACTCGAAGTTGTTGTGGATGGTGTAGTTCCTTGTGTCGAAGTCTACCGTGAAGTCCTCGAAGTACTCCTCTCTAACCTCAGATAGCTTGACGTTATTGATTGGATTAGGAGAGAGTAGGTCATGCAGGCACTTACTTCCTTCTGCTGGAGAGGAGATGGGGAAGGTCTTGATGTGGGCTAGCTGGTTTAGCACCAGGGCCGTATCTAATGCGCTCTCTTCGTGAAGAACCCACTTGTTACTAGGAGTCCAAGACCACATTAGGTTAGAGGTTGGCTCTAGAGTATCTGTATGGATCCATACCCCTACGCTGCCTCCTCCTAGCTCGTTACGAATCTCATCTCCAACTAGGGATCTAATGTTTAGAGAAAACTTATGATCCTTAATGAGGTGGTTGATTCTGTCTCCATAGGCACTTAGATCGAAACGGATTCTAGCTAGCCCCTGGGTGGACTTAGATTTAATGACGGTGTTCTCAATTAGGTAGTTCTCCCCTCCTTGAGTCCTGAAGCTTTTGTCTGCCTTGAAGACTCTGAACTCGCTACCTTCAGGAATTCCTGAGGGCTGTACAAACTCTACTCCACTAAGGATGTGGGGGTTTCTGAACTCAGCAGAGAAGGCGCTGCCCTCTATGAACTTACCTGTGACTGGTACTACCATATCCCCAGCGTCACTAGCAATGAACGCACCAGTGGAACTAGTTACAATTGAGGTTGAGTCTGCGAAACTAGAAGCAATGAATGTAGTTCCTGCTGATCCAGCTAGAGCAAAATCACAATTGTACAGACCCTTGCCGAATACATGGCCGAAGATGTTAGCGGTCTTAGCCATATCAGCTACGCTAAGAGTGTGTCTACCTAGGTGTCTATAGTAGTCTCGATGTAGCTTGTGCAGTCCTGATTGGAAACTGAAGTTAATGTAGTCGTCGTAGGAGTTGATGACTAGACCACTTGCAATAGCCTGGTTAGCATAGCTTTGGATGTTGTCTTTCCAGTACCCGTCAAGATCAAAGCTTGAGCTATCTACTTTGATAGCCTCAGCAGCATGGTCTCTGGCTTTCTGCTCGAATAGGCTGTGGGCCACTAGGTACACGGGGGGGGTTTGGCACCTGTCAACGTACTGCGTGGCCGAGGCTGAAAGCTCAGGGATTTTAGAATTGTTATTCAGGGCTACAGAGCTTAACCCTCTGTAGGGGAAGGTAGTAGAGGTGTCAATCCCAGAGAAGGTTCTGGTGGAAGCAAGCCCCTCGCAGAAGTGCCAGATTCCGGTTGGCTCTACAGGATCCGCTACTGGGTGGAACTTTCCTGCTGATGCAACATACCCTAGAGTAAGTTCTCCAATCCCACTAACGTAGGAATGCTCTGCCGTAGAAGCGTCCCAGGAGGTAGGACCATTGAACCCTGTTCTATCGTAGTACCCTTCCTTGGGAAGAGTGAACCTGTAGTTCCTTCTACGCAATGCCTTCCTATTCACTAGAGTATTAAGGTTCTCAGTAGAAGCAGGAAGATCGAAAGCAAAGGTATCGGCAATATTATCTACCATATTCCTCTTGAAAGTGTTGAGTCCACCTCTACCACTCTGCCAATCTAGATCCCCCTGGTCTCCACCCCCCGCAAGGATCCTCATCTTAGCGGAGCTAGATTCAAAGTTGGCTAGAACCGTTCCCTCTCCTAAGGCCCCACGATCATCGTCATGATTTATCCCCAGATAATCCCAATCAACTCCAGAGTAATCATAAGCAAACTCTTCAGCACTGGCATTGAGGTTGGTGCGTACAATAGCGTGGCCTGGTGCAAACTCCTTTCCTACCCTAGCAGCCTCATAAAGAGCGTACCTAGAGTCTCCTTCGAAAGTGGTCTTAGCAAAATCGAAATCAGTGTTATCGAAATCAATGAAGAGGTGTGAGGACTTGCCATTCCATAGGTTGAGAAGATTTTTCTCGTAGTTGGAATGACTAAGCATTACTGAGTCGTAGTTAGGAGCTACCTGACAAGAGCTAAACAGGAGTAGGAACTCATTAAGACTACCTAGGTTAGTGTCTGAGGTTACTCCCTCATCCACAATGAAGGTGCCTACTTGGTCAGCGAAAGCTTCTCTTACTCCGAAGCACTTAAGCTTCTCTACTAGAGCCTCGACTAGATCTGCTGTGACAGAGGAATCCCTGAAGTACTTTACTTCTTCGAATGGAGGTACTGGATAATTGAGGTGTCCTCTGTAGTTGAAGACAAAGTTCATGTCGCCAGTAGCGGAAAGATAGATTGGTCTATTACCTGCTCCTGGGTGATTCAATCCAGCCATGTAGACCCCATAGCCTAGAGGGCCATAGGTTAGAGCAGCGTCAAACTGATCCTCCTCATCAAAGACTTTAGCATCTTGCTTGTATGCTTGGAAACCCTTATCTGTGGGCTTGTGAAGGTGGAAGGGCAACATCCCATCCTCCCCTAGTATAGTGTACAAGTCCTCTGTGCATCCGAACTTGTCTAGGGTGTAGAACCTTGGTGGATCCCACTTCTTGTTATTGAAGATGAAGTTTTCGGGAAATAGTTTGTATAGGTCTAGGAGGATAAAATCAGTGACGAGCTTTAGGTTCTCTTCCAGAGAGCTTGTACTGTACCTCTCCATCCCCGCTATCTGTGCCTTATCTTTAGTCCAAGTCTCTAGGTTCTGGAAGTACTCGGACTCAGTTCCTAGAGCGTACCAGATTAAGAAGGGGATGTAGGACTCCCACAACTCTTGTACCTGTCCCGATACATCGAAGACTGAATCTACGATGAGTGTATTAATGGCTGTCTGTACTGCGGCTAGCGTACCAGACTTCTTGTAGATATCTACTGCGTTACGAAGCTGATGTCTCCACTTAGCAGGGGACTCTCCTCTAAGCCTCCAGCCAATGAGTTCAGCGATGTACTCTAAGTGCTCATCCTTTACTTGGTTGATGTCATAAATCAAACCAATGTTCTCGACAGCATCAGTATAGTCTGCCATACCGAGAGCCATCATAGTTTGGAACTTCTGTAGTGGACCCTTGTTTACCGTATCCTCTAGAGTAGTTTGAGCATCAATGTAGTCTTGGAATGCAGTCTTTACTCTGAAGTCTGTCTTATCCATATGCAGTTTAGAGTAAACTGCATCTACAAAGCTGAGGAGATTACTTAGCTTTTGAGTTCCACTGAGGTAGGTGTGTAGCCTATCTGAGGTTGCTGAAACATAGGACTCAGGAATCAGAGCACTGTCTTCGAAGAAGGAGCATACGTCATAGTTCCTCCAAATGTGTTCTGTGAATCCTCGTACTCCATCAGCAGTCTCTAGGGTGTCTCCCGTGTACAGACGAGTTAGAGAAGACGTTACATAGCCAGAGGGCTCCCAGGCCAAGCTGCCATTAGCTGAAGTGTTTAGGAAGTAGAACCAACCCAAGACATCAGCTAGGTACTCATGTACGCTACTGGCTCCCAGGGAATCATTAGTTAGACTGGATAGGGTACTGAAGTTAGCTTCAAGGACTGAGTTATCTGTGGGTGTGGGGACTACGATAGAGGGGAGAAGAGTACCCGATAGGTAGCTTTGGAACTCTGCGCTAGTATCGAAGTTGGATAGAGTCTGCCCTAGAGGAATCAGAATCTTGGTTTCGAATTGGAAGGGGTTGAGGTTCGTTAGCTTGTTCTGCTTGACGAAGTACTGTGAGATACCTTCCAAGGTATTGATTGCTGAAACCTGTGTCCCTATAACAGAGGACATAGGCAGGACAGTACTAATGCTATTAGCTGCCTGCACATGAGCGTTGATGATGTTAGAGAATGGATTAGTCTCCACTCCACTCAGAGCTAGGTCTTCAGTCTTGTATACCTCTGGGGTAATAAGCTGTAAGAGTTCTACGAAGTTGGTCCTCGTATACGTTCTTGGAGATGGAGTGTATTCTTCAGACATTAGGAGAGAAGCTCTACGTTAATTGTAAGGTTGTTTAGTTGGATGATCTCATTGAAGTCTACTAGTACGTCCTGATCTAGGTTGTTTAGAGTAGAGTAACGAACAGCGTCTACCTCAAAGATCTTCCTGTTGATATCGGATACTTCTAGTGCTTGGCCGAAGCTTCTGTTATCAGCACCCATGTAATTAAGGATCTTCTCTCTAACCTTGGAGATGATCTCGTTCTGGTGAGGTTTCTGCTCCTCGTCAATCTTAATGGTAGTGACCAGATCGATTGTTCTAATCAGTCCATCTACAATGACAACTTCATCAGTAGCCATCTTCTTAGAGCTAATAGCTTCTAGCAAATTAGTTTTAAAGTTGGGAGTAGCCTTCTGTAGCTGTAGATCAGAAGCCTTCTCTAGCACATAGATGTCGATGGTATTAGCGGAAGCGTAAGCTCGTCTTGTAGCTGCTCTAGCCTTGCCAACGGTTCCCCAATTGCTAATGAATGTGTTTGCGAAGACTGAGTAGTCTTGAAGAGTAACTAGTCGGTCCTGTCTACGGAAGGTAAGGGGCGCATACTTCTTAGCGTTCTGAATTGATTCCGCATTGGCTCCTCCCACGGCAGGAGTAACGTTAGTCAGGGTAGCGGTAATGCCTACCCCAGCGTTAATCTCGATAGCAGTATTAATAGACTCCTTTAGAAGGTTACCTCTAGATCCACCCCCAATCCTGTAAGTAACTAGGTAAGAGGCTGAGTCATCTGGGGAGATACCAGTGGTGCCGTCACCGAAGACTACGGTGGCTCCGAAATCATCATCGTATACGATCTCGAAGATCTTATCTGATATGCCTGAAGCAAAGTAGAGATTATCTACTTCATGAAAGGCTCCGTTTACAGTAGCCTCGCTTGAGTCGATAAAGACTTGTACGCTGCCCTCGATAACAGGAGCAGTAGTTAGTTGAATAGTTCTAACCCCTTCGGTAGCAGCAAAATCACCTGAGTCGGTTACTAAAGCACCCTCTTGGATAGCCAGATCAGTATAGAGCCTTCCATTTGTAGTGATCTCTAGATCAGCGTTAGCGTTGGTGTCTAGATCAGTAACCAGTCCGTTCTCTACCTGATAGAGTGTGTAGCTTACTTGGCCCCCATCTTCAGGAGAAGTAACTGTGATGACCCTATTTTCTTGAGAGATAGTCCAAGTTCCTCCCCCTGGAGTTTGGCTAAGAGAAACCTCGACATCAGCAGCAGCCGATAGTGGCCCCCTCATGCGTACACCAATTAGCTCTAGGAGTTTCTTGACGCTAGAACGCTGGTTAGCTGTGGAGAGGAAGTTTTCGTTGGCTAGCATATCCGCTTTGAGGGACATGACAGAACCCATGTAGGCAATCATCTCTAGGAACATTAGACCTAGATCAGACTCAACAAAGTACTGGTACTCTAGTGGGTATACCGCTTTAGCATACTGGATGAGGGAGTCCCTTAGGGAGACGAAATCCGTTGCAGCAAAGTTGATTAACGAAGGTCTCTTGTTGACAGGGATCTCTGCCAGCTTCATGTAGTCTGAGGATAGTGTTCCTGATAGGTTCATTAGGAGATAAGTACGGGTACGTCAAAGACTGCTAGATCCTCTTCGATGATTTGGAGGGTGAGCGTGACCAGAAGAGAGTTGCCTCCAGATGGTCCTGTGTCCCCTAAGGGGGTTACCCCTAGCTTGATTAGTCTAGCACCTACGATGTAGTTATAGAAAGAGAATCTGATCTCTTCCTTGATAGCTTCGAAGGTAGTTTCGTCTAGTGGTTGGAAAAGGAACTTACGGAGGTTACATCCAAACTTAGGGAGTAGGATACGTTCTCCTCTATCTGTCCTAAGTAGCTGAATAACAGCATCCTTAATAAGCTCTACTCCTGTCTTCTTCGTGAAGAAGCCACCAGACTCTCTATTAGAGCCTAGGGGAAAACCCAGCCCGTAAGTAACCTTTTTCTTACTGGTTGGGGTCTTCTCGATGAAGGAGGGAACAGTAGTCCCATAGATCGTTACTGTATTGTTAGCAGCCATTAGGTGATAATCTGTTTGAAGAAGCCTTGTTGTGCTTCGTAGTTGGTCAGAACCTCTCTACTATCTAGGGCTCTAGAGTAAAATTTGAGACTCCCAACGTGTCCACGGAGTCCACTGATTACTCCTCCTGTAGATCCTCCTCCCATGAAGTTTCCGTACTGGTACATACCGTCTGTCCAACCTCCACCTACAAGCCAGGGAGTGTAGAAGGGATTGAGCTTAGGCCCAGTCTTAACCGTAAGAGGCCCATCTACTGTCGATAAGGAATACTCAAAGCTGTTAGGCTTCTTAAAGGAGGGTAGGCTGGGTGGAGCATACTTAGCTTCTCCGAAGACGGTTGTGAGCGCGGACGTAGCTAGCACCTGTCCATCGATGTACATTACCACCTCGTCCTCTTGGGGGTTTACTGCAATGGCTAGGTGTACGAAGTTCGAATCCACGCTCCCTAAACTATGGTTGGAGGAGAGGTCTACCTTCATCTTGAAGAACGAGGCAAAGTCCTGACACTCATCATTGTTGATCCAAGACAGGGAGGAGGAGTCTCTAGCTTGCGTAGGGGCTAGGAAGAAACTGAGCGAAGAGGAGGTGAGGTTATCCCCATTAGAGTTACTAGCAGTAGAGGAAGTTTGTGTGATTCTTCTGTCTCTAGAGAAACCACAAATCAAGCCTCTAGTATAATCAGTACCTTTCTTGTTCTCTAGGAAGTCTAGGCCCCTAAGGGTAGCCGTATGATCTATAGCGGAAACGCCAGAGGTATTACCAGTGTTCTCACACCCGAAGAGTACCTTGGTTAGAGAAGAGGTGCTGGTACTAAGCCAGCCCAGTTCCTCGTCCTTGATATTGGGTACATGGACCCAGCAGTCTACTGTGAATCCCTTGTGGTTGTATGTTAGATCCCTGTACTCAGGGTTGTCTGGTAATCTTAGGAAGCTACCTAGGGCAGAAGCTCCTGCTGAATCTGAGGACTTGTTCTTTACTACACCCTCTAGGTAAGGGATAGCTAGTCCTGAGAAGAAGATGCTTTGCTGGTTAGTGC